TCGTCATTAAGAATAGGCATAAATTCAGACTGTACTACGCAAAGATATGTATGAAAATGAAAATGTGAATCAATAGAAATAAAACTTTCTAATGGGAGAGTTTTTTTAATTTCTGGTAAAAATCCTATTTCTTCTTTTACTTCTCTTTGCAAGCCTTCCCAGGGTGTTTCGGCAGCTTCGTTAGTGCCTCCTACAAGTCCCCACATATTATTACGTTTGCCGTTTGCTCTATGTAAAAAAAGAAATCTATTAGTATCTAGTGTGTAGAATAGTGCTCCACTACATGTTATTGTATTGACCATAACAGTAGTTAGCCATTCAAATCTATTCTCCATGTTCCGACTGGATATTCACCGTCTATACTTAATAACCATTCATTGTCTTTGTACCTGTACTGAATTCCGGTATTAAGATTTGTAACAAATGTTGTATTATTAGCTTCGCTAGCATCAAAAACAATAACCCATTTAGTACCATTCCATGCAACTATGTCGTTTGCATTAGCTACTAAATTGCTGTTGTCTGCATTTTTCCATGCAGCACTGCCTTCTCCAGTAGGTGCATCGCCTATATTGTCTAGAAGTAATAGTCTAAGCCCTGTAACTTTAATATCAGTAGGATCAAAATTCAAAGGATTTATTATATAATCAACAGTAGTTTTGCCGTCAATTACAGTATCTGTTGGAAAAGTATCTACATCAAAGTTTATTTCAATCTTGCCCTCGTCAAAAGGATTCAAAACAAATGTTCCAGTAACTGTAACATTACTATCTAAATTATTAAAATAGATTCTACTTACATCGGCGTTGTACACTCCTGGATGTGCTTCAAATATTTCACGCCACGATTTGGCACCTACCATACCATTGTGTATTAATTGTGCGCAACTGCTTTCTAGATACACGCCATATTGTTTATAATTTACATTAGCCATCTGATCAGCAGACAGTGTTTTAGCAACACGGTCTGCATCATTTTCTGATGTTATGCCACTGACAAAATCTGTGTATTGATTATTTTGCGGTCTACTAACTCCATCTTCAATAGTGCCTCTAGTTTCGTCAAACATACTTGTAATAATATTTGTAATAACGCCCATCTTCTTAACTTTAGTTGGAGGACTAATGTATATTGGAATGCTAAAAGTAAGCGTAGCAATATCAATTTCACTGTCTACACCTACCGGAATACTTCTGTTAGACCATTGTACATTTTCTAAATTTACAACTGTAATACTTGTCCAGTCAATAAAATTATCTGTAGTCTGCATTTCTAAACTTGGATTGAATAATACTAATATTTGTTCTAGTATCTGTAATTTTTGATCTGTGTTTGAAGCCCATATATCTGCGTTTACTCGCATCATATACGGTGTAGGTATCAGTCTTTCAACTGTGTAATTTTTTCCTTGATAGTTAAGATACTCGTTATTTTCTTCATCGTATGCTCGTTCTCTAATGTTAACAGAACGTGTATATGTTGCATCAGTGAGCCTATCTCTGTCTAATTCAAGACCAGTGAGATATACAGCAATGCGAGGAGCACTAGGTAATTTATTTTCACTATTTTCTCTAATAATATTTGCTACTTGGCGTGTTAGATCTCCGTAGGTAACCGGTACATCTTTGGTAGCACCTTTTCCGTCTTTTACAGGAAAGTTACTCAGTATACGCATCATTTGCGTAGTGTATCTTCTTATTTGGCCATCGTAAAAATGCAGCATTAGTCGTTATCCGCCCTTGGTTTTAGAGCCTTACTTAAACTCTGTCTTTCTTGTACTTCTTCACCGTCAATTGTATTAGTTGCAGTATTATTAATAAAATCTGTTTTATATGTTCTGCGTTCTAGGGTATTACTCAATTCCATTCTAATATCATCACTTACTTTAACCCAACGAATTCCGTCATACTTAAACATTCTATTCGGTAAAAAGTCAGTACGTAAAAAGTAATCACCATTTTGATTATCTAACGGAAATCCTATACCAAATCCAAATGGCGCTCCGTTTGGTGTATCCCCGCCTGAACCAACAAGATAACCTTTATAACCAGATCTGTCAGGTCTGTCGGCTATCTCATCAGTAGTAGTATTGATCCCACTAGCATCTAATTCAGTTTGATCTGCTGTCTGTAAAGCTATGCTACCATCGTCATTAGTAGCAACAGTATAATAATGGCTTATGTCAAACCCACTCTTAGGTGAATCTGCTTCTGCCTGTGCAACTACAGCATTATTAATCTGCATTTCTTTTTCATACGTAGACAGTACATCTCTTAATGTGTTATCGCTACCTTCTTCAGCAGGCAGATCAAGAATTTCTGCATATTCTTGACCATCGTAAATCTGTTTTAGCTTTAATCTATATAAGTGCGGATACCAAGTTTGTGAAAATCCTTCACTTGAACGATTAACATCTTCAACTACGTAAAAGCGTTTGAGTGCAACACTGTAATCATTAAGAGCATATTCGTCTTTCAAATGTGGCAATTCAATCACATCACCTGACATAATTTTTCTACCAAGCGTCTTTACACTGCTGTTAATATGTATAGTCATAAACAGTGTATCATTGCTTAAAAATAAACCAAACTGACTAAGATCAAAATCTATATCTTGTACGTTATATATTGCTCGCATATTATAAACATCAGGATCGTACTTTCTGTCTCTGTTTTCTAAAAATAAAAGATCTTGAATGTTTGTTTCTTTTACAGCATCGTATTCGGGCTGTGTAGCACTTCGATCTTCATCTAAAGGATTCTGAGGACCAATATATTTGTGTATATTGATATCTGTTCCGCCAACAGTAAACATTTCTTGGATTTGTTTGTCCAAAAAATGATAGTCATTGCCGCGTTCTGGTTTATATAATGATAGTCTTGGCATATACATATTTATCGCCAACGATAAATACTATACGGAGAAACCATATGGCAGATTTAGCAACACAAAAACAAGAAATATTTGATTACGTTAATACGTTCCTTGGTGGAGGAATGGTCGACGTTGAACTTGATCCGATACATTATCAAACTGCACTAACCAAAGCACTAACCCGTTTTAGACAACGTAGTGATGCAAGTGTTGAAGAATCATATATGTTTCTTACTACAGTTGTTGACCAAAACGATTATATTTTGCCAAATGAAGTTATGGAAGTGCGTAAATTATTTCGTAGAAGCATAGGTTCTAGAACCGGCGGCGGCGATGGCGGCAGTTTATTTGAACCATTTAATTTAGCATACACAAATACCTATTTGCTATCTAGTAGTAAAATGGGAGGATTGGCTACATATGATTTGTTCTCCCAACACCAAGAACTTGTAGGTAGAATGTTTGGTTCGTTTATAGAATTTAAATGGAGCAATACGAGCAAAAAACTTACTCTTTTACAGCGTCCTAGAGCAGAAGAAGAACTATTACTTTATTGCTATAATTATCGTCCTGACTCAGAACTGTTAAATGATTATCTAGCTGTGCAATGGATCAAAGACTATACCCTCGCTAGCTGTAAATATATGCTAGGCGAAGCAAGAAGTAAGTTTGCTACTATCGCAGGACCACAAGGCGGCTCCACACTAAACGGTGATACATTAAAAGCAGAAGCTCAACAAGAAATGGACAAGTTAGAATTAGAAGTAGCTATGGCAGTACCAGGCGGCACAGGCTACGGCTTCTTAATTGGTTAAAAACTTCTTGACATTTAGTATTAATTAAGTTATACTGTACGTATACTTTAAGGAGATGCTTGTGTTACCTAAATTATTAGTTGTTGGTCACGGCCGTCATGGCAAAGATACTGTGTGTGAAGTACTAGAAGATTACGGATATACCTTTCAGTCTAGTTCTAAATTTTGTTCAGAACTTTTTATCTTTAATGATTTAAAAGACAAGTACAAATATAAAGACGAAGAAGACTGTTTTGAAGATCGGCACAATCATCGTACTGAATGGTACGATATGATTCATAACTATTGCAAAGATGATCTAGCACGCCTTGGTCGCAATTTGTTTGCAGAACATGATATCTACTGTGGTCTACGTAACAAGCGTGAATTCTTTGCAATGCAAAATGAACAAATCTTTGACTACGCTATTTGGGTAGACCGCACAGATCATTTGCCTTTAGAAAGCAAAACTAGTATGAGCATAGAACAATGGATGTGCGATTATACTATTGATAATAATGGCGACTTAGCAAGACTAAAACTAAATGTTGATATTCTTATGCGTACTATCTTTAGAAGTCTGGGCGTAAGTCTCCCTGTTTCCACCGCACTCCGGTTTTCTGAAGGATACGCTGGCAGTTAGCACATACT